CGCACCGAGTCCATGATCTTGGTCTCAAGCGCGTCCTCCGCAACCACATCCGGCGGCTCGTTGTACTCAAACGAGTACAGGTCGCGGTGCCGGCTGAACCACACCGTCTGCGGGGGGTAGTCGTCCGTACCCCCGGACGGATCAAGCTCCATGCCACCAATCGCAAGGCGCTGCTGGTACAGAGCAAGTGCTCTGGGCGGCGCCGTCGAGTAGATGGGGTCCCGCCCAGCGGGCGGCTGGCGAGAGTAGTCCGGCCCGCTTCCCCGGTCCGCCCACGTCTTCGTGGCGCCTACCGCCGTGTCTCCGACGTACAGCTCCCCCACGAACCCGTAGGGGCCACCCTCCCGCTCGCTACGATAGAACCGATAGAACTCGTGCTGCGAGTCCTCCCGCTTGATCGTGAAGAGGACATGGGACGTGCCCGCCAGGACGCAATCAAGGCTGTAGAACGGGTTGTTCACCCCCTCGTATGGGGTCGTCTCGTTCCCGTCCGCATCCACCGCCGTAATCACCCAGTGCCAGTTGCGCTTCAGCTCCGGGTTGTTCGTCTCGGCGGTGTTGTTGGTCGTCCCCGCAACGGCAAAAGCCGTAGGCGCCGGGACGGTATGGCCTGGGGGCGAATAGTCCTCGATGGTCCAGTTGGCATCCCCAAGGCGCTTAATCACCTTCATGCCTTGGGCTGTGCCGACACCGGCGCAGCCGTCCGTGACGAACATGATGTCATGGACCTGCGCGGTCACCAGGTAAGGGATCGAAGCCTCCGGGTAGGCACCCGTGGTGATGGTCGCCTTCAGTACCTCGCCAAGGTAGACCTCAATCCTTTGGTCAGAGAACACGAGCAGGTAAGACTGGCTGCCCGTGTACTTGAACGGAACGAGCCTGTAGTTCTTGTTGCCAGTGAGAGCAGCAACAGGCTCGAAGCCTCCACGCCGAACAAGAGGCCCCTCCCGCGTCGGGATGAAGTTCCGGCACTTGTACAGGGCACGGCGCCGAAGCTCCAGGTCAATCCTGGAGCGCAGGCTTGGCGAGATCTCACCGCCCGTGAAGCTCGGCTGCCTGATGATTGCCATCTGCTGCCCCGTTTACCATCCCGGCGGCTTGTTGTTCCGCGCAAGGATCCAGGGCGGATCCTGCGTCCGCATCTCGTGGATTCTGTTCTCCTCCTCCGCCCGAGCGCGCCTCGTGTTGAGATCCGCCATCTGATCCGCGCGGGCCTGGAACGACGGCTCCATGCGAAGGCCCTTCGACATGGCCGCAGCTACGGTCCATGCGAGCGCCTCGATGAAGAGCGGGGTGTACTTCGTCACGTCCGACTCGTCCTTCACGTAGACCAGCCCCGCATCCGGAAGGTTGGTCAGAAGGACGTTCTTGGCGTTGGCCGTGTCGTACTCGATCACGAAGGGCGGCTGGTACTTGGGGAGCACCGTGGGCCGCCAGTACGTGACCGTCGTCTGGTACAGCTTGAGGGGCACGAGCACCCCGGAGGGCACGTCATAGACGTACTTCCACTCCTTGTGCTCGATGCTCGTGTCCTCGGTCAGCGCCTCACGGACTACAGCGAAATGCGGCTGCACCTCCTCCAGGGTCCTTCGGTACGCCTGATCCCAGACCTTGGACGCGACCACCTCCTCCGCACTCGTCGGAGACGACAGGCTGGTCACGTACCGGGTGACACCTAGAAGCGTCAGGGCGTAGTTGACCACATCTTCCTTTGTGGCGAAGGCCACCACGCCCTCCTTTCAGCTCTAGATCTTCACGTCAACCGGAGACGCGGGGCGCATGTCCACGAGATCCCCGCCCTCGTCGTACTCCACCAGCACAGGCTCCTCGTCCTCCGCAGGACGCGGAGGCTTCTCCACAGCAAGCCGCTCCAGCCGGGCCTTGAGAAGGTGATTCTTGGGATTGCGCGCAAGCGCAGCCCGAATCTGCTTCTCGATCCGCTCCCGAGCAGCCTCGTTCAGCGGCTCCCACGCGAGCGCAGAGGGGGTGCCCTCGTACCCGTCCAGGATATGCGGCATCGCGTTGGACGCCTCGATGAACACCCCGCCGTCAAGCAGCGCAGGCTCCTTGACGAGATACTTCGGCTTCTCCGGGGCCACAGGCTCCTCCGCCTTGTCGGCAGGCTCCTCCGCCTTGTCGGCAGGCGACTCCTGCCGACCCACGATCTTACGAGCCATTCTTCACCTCCTAGAACGCGTCAGCGTCCTGGCGAGACGAGCCGGCGGGCACCAGCTCCGCAGTTACTGAGATCGCCTTGCTCGTCCAGGTCCCAGCGGTCACGTACTCAAGCTGGTAGTACCGCTTCTCCGCGATTCCGGAGGGCCTCAGCACTGCGTAGAAATCGGTGTCAAGGTCCTCCGCAGCGGTCTCCGCGATCACCTTTGCGTTCGCGGTCACGTCCCCGCCACTCGTCGAGTCGTCGCCCTTCAGCTTAACCTGCAGGGTCTCGTCCAAGTAGGAGCCGGACGTGAACTTCGCGTAGACACGAATCTCCACATCCGAAGCGCCCAGATTCCCGGCAGCCCCAAGGTCCAGCGTATAGGTGGACTTGGTGGTCGTCGCGGACGAGATCGCCTGCCCGTCCGAAAACTTGGTCTTGTCGTCACGAATCGCCATTCTTTCCTCCGCTACTAGCTGATGGCCGCCTCGGTCTTGGACATGCGGTCCAGCGTCACGACAGGGATTCCGAACACCTCCGTCCGGAGCACCCCGTTTTCACCGCGGACCTGACGCACCCGGTCCGTCGCACTCTTGTTGACCGCCTGGCGATTGAGCATCGCGAGGGTATCCCGGTGCATGAGGAACGTGGGCCGACCCCGACCCTGCTGATTGATCTTGTGGATCAGCTGGAGGCAGGTGTCAATTAGATCGGCACCCGTCGAGATGTCGGCCGACAGGTCCGACACATCGATGTTCCGAGCCACCGCGACCTGCCGGTAGTCGGCCACCGCAAGCCCAAGCGTCCAGTCGAACTTGGTGGCGTAGAGGGGGATGTAGCCACCGTTCGCGGTGTCCGCCACAAGCTGGATCCCAAGGTCCTCGGTGTCCAGACCCGCCCGGCCTCCGCGAGGGAACACCCCGTACACATCGTTGGGGTGCCAGTGAACGAGCCAGATGCTCGTGTTGTCCGAGCCGAAACCCCCAGCGTTCACAATCTGGCCAGCCGTCGAGCCGGACAGAGACCCGAACTTGGCCGACAGCCCCGTGAACTCGTCGGGATTCACCGCGGAATTGCCGTAGAGGAAGGTGGTCACCGCCTTCTGCGTCTCCGCCTCGATGAAGGCAGCGTCCTCCTGCGCCCGATACTTAGCCCGAGCATCCGCGGGACCGTAGCGGTCCACCTTGTCCTTGTCCACCAGGGAGAGGCCAGTGAGATGCGCGATCTCCACGGTCTCTTCCTTGCGGGCGCTCTTCGTCGCGATGATACCACGATTGAACCGCCGGAAGGAAACCGCAGGCAGGGCCGACCGGACAGTCAGGCGATGGCCAAACACGCCGTTGGCTTCCCGCCAGGGAACCTGGCCGATCAGGTTGTTGCTCTCGTTCATGATCTCGACGATTTCTTTGAGCGTACCGTCGGGCTCAAAGACGGTAGCCCAATCGGCGAGCGTCATGTACTCGGTGGAAAGAACAGTACCCATAGTCGTCAAACCTCCGACTACCCCTTAAACATTGATGGGTACAGCCTGGCAAGGGGGTCTCCTACGGACGCCCCTCCGCCAAGGGAGCCGCCAACAGAATCCTCCTCCAGGGAGGCCCCGACCGCAGCAAGGAACTTCACCACGGCAGGATGATTGCCCACCCCAAGGGCCGGGTCGTTCAGGACCTCCAGAAGCTCCTTCGAGCCGAACTGCTTGACGGCTCTCCCAATTCGGTCCTTGACCTTCTGCATCTGGCCGGAGATCTCCGGGTCGGCCTCGGCCACCGCGCGCCACTTCTGCGACCGCTCCAGGAGGCTCTTCTCCACCTGCTCGGCCCCAGCCTTCAGAGCCTCGATCTGCCGATCCAGAATCCACTGCGCCTTCTCCGAGTCGAGCCCGGACGACTTCGCGAACTCCAGTACCGAGTCAAGGGTGGCCTGGTCCACCTCCACCCCCTCCGGCACGTTCAGCTCAAGCGCCGGCGTTGCGGCCTCTCCCGCCAGCGTTGCGTCGCCATCCTGGCCCTCCGCGGGCTCGGTGCCAGCGTCCGAATCCTGCGCCCCCGCATCGCCCGCAATCGTCTCGGGCTTCGCGTCTGTGGGCTTGGCGCCTGCCTGCTGCGCCGGCTCCGCAGGGGGCTTCTGGGCCGGCGCCTGGTCCTGAATCACGTCCTGTTCTAGTTCACTCATCCTTCTCCTCCATGATCTGTGCCTCGGCAGTCTCATCGATGATCTCTATCATGACCTCTCGCCATGCCGTGGGGTCGACCTTGCGCAGAATCGAAAACAACATAATGCCGACACTCCGAACGCCCTCCGCGTACTCACTCGGCTTTCCGTTTCTCATGCATGAGCCGGCAACATCACACGAATGATAGAGGGACTTGATCAGCTCCCTGCCGCCGTGCTCTCGCACGGCTTCCTTCAGCGCGTCCTCAATCTTCACTGCACACCACCTGCTACAGGCGAGACGTTCGAGACAAGCTCCCCAACCTGGCCGCCAGAGCCTGCGGCGCTGATGTCCTTGGCCGCAGCAGCGGCCTCCCTCGCAAGCTGAAGCTGCTGCGCCTGCGCCTGAAGCTCTGCGCGCCGCCTACGAATCTCCGCGACGGCCTCGTTCGAATGCACCACCGACGGGTCCACGCCAAGGATGTCCGCCGCAGTATCGAGCATCCGGTCGGTGTTGATCTTGTCCACCACCGCCGGGTCAACCGCGGCAATCTGCTGCGTGACAACCAAAAGCTCCTGCAGGTTCGTGTACCCAAGCAGCTTCATGGCCTGGTGCATTGGCGACACGAACTCCGCCTGGATCGGGATAGGCTTGTTCTGGGCGGCAATGCGGACCTCCTCCGGCACCTCCGGCATCTTGCCGGTGCGGAGGCCAATCGCGAAGAGCCGGTCCACGAGCGGGGCGAGAAACTCACGGTCGAGCCGTAGGATCGGGGCGCCAAGCTGCTGCATCTTCTCCGAATGTCGCTCGTCCACCTCCCGGGCAGTCAGCGGCTGGCGAGTCTGGACGCCAAGCTGCATGGCGAGCACCTGGTCCGCGTACAGGGCAGAGCGGATCCGGTACTCATGCTCCCGAATGTCCTCCGTGATGATCCCAATCGCCTCCGGCGGAACGGTCAGCATCGGCTGGACAGCATCGTTGTCGGAAAGCGGCACGTAGGTGATGGATCCCGGATCAAGCGAGACCTCCGATCGACTCATGCTTGCCGGAACCTTTATGGGGGGCTCGGAGATCTGATGGGCCATCCTCGCGCGCAGCTTCGTCAGAATCTGGAGGCTCTTGGCGTCGTTCAACGCCTCGACTGCCTGACCAAGCCCCCAGTGCTCCCCTGCGGCAACGCTCCATCTTGGCACCAGGTGGGGGCGCTCGTGGTATCCGCTCTCAAGCAGGATCTCGTCCTCGTTGGACTTCTTCTCGAACCAGAGGCTCCTCCACGGCCTCGAAGTCTTCTCTGCTGGCTTCGACAGGTCGTAAGTGTCGCGAGGCTCGATCACATGGACGAGATCAACCTCCTCGTCCAGAGCGCCACGGTCATATAGCATCCTGGTCTGGAGGGAGCAGGCTTCGTAACCAAACTTCCGCACCACCCCCTCAACGGTCATGGTCACGTCCCGATAGACCGTATCGACCACCCCGTCCTCGTTCTCGGCGATGCTGTACGTCCCAACGAGCGGAACGTGAACCCGGATCACCTCGTCCGGATGCTCCTCGACGATCATGAGAGACGTTCCGAAGGTGGCAACGTCCTCGTAGACGTAGGGGGATTCCGTGTAGAAGTTCGACCGCTGAAGCACCTCCAGCATCCAATCCTCGACGTCATGGAGCCACTGCTTCACGACGGAGGACTCGGACAGCTCCGGGTCACGAATGGCCAGGTTCAGCCAGCGTCGAGCCGGGGAGGCATGTGCCGTCATGAACATCGAGACCAACACCCTCACCGCCTGGCGGGGGGTGGAATTGATCATCTCGTCGTTCCACCCCTCCTCCGACAGCTTCCGGTTCTCGTGGAAGCGATAGCGCCGGGGGGTGAAGTTCGAGGCGATCGACCGATACAGCTTGTCGACGCCCTCGCGATTGCGCTTCAGGGCCTCGTAGCGACGGACTGCGCGCTTCTTGATGCTCTCTTCAGGCACTGCCACCTCCTAGCCGAAGCGGCCTGCCGGTAAGCAGCGCATGGGAACGGTCGCGAAGCCGGCTCCGCGGCCCCATGGTGGTAGCGAGAGACAGGCCGAGACCACCTCGCCGAAGGCCCGCCCTCTGGAACGTCGAGCCCCTGGAGAGGGTTGCGCCTGCGCTCTGCCCGGTCAGCTTGAGCGAATAGAGGCCAGGAAGCAGCGGGCGAAGCCCGGCGGCGGCATTGACGCCAGCGGCCACCTCTGCGCCGGTAGTGGAGGCACGAAGCTCCGCCTCGACCTCGCCGCGCTCCCCGATGGCCCCGCCGATGATGGTCTTCGTGAAGCGGCGCTCCGGCGCGACCGGGGCCGCCTCCGCAACGATGGTGGGGGGCGGCTGGCCGGGTCCGGCCTCAACGGACTCCGCGAGGGGCGGCTCCTCCGTGTCGGCCCCAGAGAGCGGGTCCCTGGGGTTAAATCTTCCGGTCAGCTTCTTCGCCATGGCTCAAGGGGGTTGTACCTGTTTGCCACACGCCTGGCAACAGGAACCTCGTCTGCAAGCCTCTTCGACGCAACAGGTTGTGCGAACGTCAGCGCAAGGGCGTCTGCCGTATCGGGCGAACGAATCTGCCTCTTGCGCAGGTCCTCTTTCGACTCAAGCACCATCCGACCCGATGAATCGAAACTGTAGCGGGGGGCGCAAAGCTCGGTGATGAGGGTGCGTTCCTCGGGAGGCAGGCAACCCTCCTCCTTCACCCACTTCGCCATCTTCGCCCACATCTCCTCCCGCCTTCGGCGGTATAGGTTGGGCTCAAGGGCGGAGGCGCCAAACTGAACCCCGGTGGCCGGGACGCCCATCTGGAGGAGAACATCCACCACGCCCGCACCTACGCCGCCCTCGTCGACGAAGACAGCATCGGCCTCCCACTGCTGGTAGACGCTATGGACCGCACGGGCAACCCTCACCACGTCGGCCTTCCTGCCCTTGATCGGGGGGAAGGCCATGCAGCCCTGGCGCATGAAGATCACGGTCTGGTCGCTTCCGTAGCGGGCAACATCCACCCCCACGATCTTCGGCGCGTACCCGAACTGCTCCGGGCTCGCCACGCGCTGCATGGCGGCAATCACGTCGTCCGGAGTGAGGAGCGCATTGTCGGCAGAGGCGCCAAAGTCACACAGGAACTCCTGCGCGAACGCCTCCGGACCCATGCTCTTGCGAAGGTTTTCGATCTCCTCGGGCGGGATCACGTCAGTGTCGTAGACCGTGCGGAGATCCGCGAACCAGTCTTCCAGCCTCTTCGCGTCCTCGTAAAGTTGCTGGAAGACGTTGACGCCCTTGGGGGTGCCGATGAAGAGACCCCAGCCGCGGCGGTCGGCAAGGGCCGGTCGGATGATCTCCCCCCATGTCTCGGGCCGCATGTCGGCAACCTCGTCGACCACTACCCCGTCGAAGTATCGTCCACGCAGATACTTTGGCTCGTCCGAACCGAACATCGAGATTCGCGACATGCCGCCGGAGGCGTTCGGCACATCGATGGTCAGATCGGACCTGTTGATCTTCGCGCCGGGGATATTCCCCGCCCAGTCCTGCAGGTATGGCCATGCGAGATCCTTCGCCTGGCGTAAGGTCGGTGCGACGTATGCGAAGCGGGGCTCGAACTTGTCGCAGGCCAGCGCCGACGTCAGCAATTCGACACAGGAAAACACCGTCTTTCCGGCCCGCCGGTGCCATACCAAGACCCCGAAGCGGTTGCTGCGCCGAAGCTCGGCCGCCGCCCGCTGATGGGGGAACGGGTCAATGGCAAGGCGAACCGTGGTCACTAGTTCTCCTTCCGAAGCTCGGAGAGGATTGCGTTGCAGCAGTCCGCAAGCATCCACAGGAGAACGTCGCCCCCATGGCGGGGGCGGTCGTCGACACCGGACACCAAGGAGAAGTCTTCCTTGGGGCGGCGGAGGGTGGCGCCTATGGCGGTCTCGGAGTCAAGGCGAAGCTCAACATCCACCACCACCTCCTCGCCGTCCTCATGGTCCACGCGAACCCTGACGCGCACGTCAGAGGGCGGGGCTTTCAGCATGAGGGCCGCCGGGAGTCGAAGCTTCTCAACGTCGATGTAGGTGCCGCCCATGGCCTCCTCGGCGGTCTTGAGCTGGAGATCATGCTCCTCTCGCTCTTCCATGCCACAACCCTCTCCGGACTAACCCAGTCAGTCAACCCCGTTTGCGATCACCAGGACAAGCTCGCGATGGCCTTGATGCGACAAACCGCATCCCATAGGGCGGGGATGTAATCGGCGCAGCCGACCGACTCGTCCTCGACCAGCTCGATGAGCGGCTTGTTGTTGGTCATCGTGGAACCTCCTTGGTCTCGTTTTGTGGCCACCGGATCTGGCCGCCCTCCTTCACGCGGTCGTACTGGATCACCGCCGCCCTGTACGCCTCATCCATCTTCTTTGCAGATGATCATCGTTTCATCCTCGGGTTTGGGTGGATGAGTGGAGAGACTACGATTCCTCGTCGCAGGAGTTAACATTTTCAGGCTCTTGGAGGGCCTTTCGCATGCCGCCGCCGACCTCGATGGTCTGGCCATAGGGGTCCTCGAAGCGAAACCTCACGTCGACCTCCTGCTTGGGGGCGAACTCTGGATGCTTGGCTTCTAGCAGCTTGACGAGGAGCCGGTCGGAGTACCGGCGCTTGAAGCCGACAAGTTGCCCGTTCTGGTAGACGGGCTCATCCCAGCCGTCCCGGCCTCTGCGTACTGCCTCGGCAACCAGGGTCTCCCGGAAGAACTCCTCGGCAGCCTTCAGGCATCGCTCGAAGCCCGGCTTCTCGCGCCATTTGGACAGGCTGCTATGGCTACAGCTTGAGGCCTCTAGGGCGGAAGCCTTGGATCCGGTTACGGCATAGGCAGCGAGGAAGGCCGTTTGCTTGGGGGTCAGGTCACCAACCGGGAGGATCATCTCCCGAAGCCTCTCAAGCAACCTCTCCGGGATCCGGCCCTCAAGGCCGGAAAGGATCTCCTTCCCAACCTTCTTCGTGGGAACCTTCGGGGGTTCTCCCTTTGGACCCTTCTTGTAGAAGCTCATTGAAAAACCCCTCCCACGGCAAAGCCAGGGGAGGGTACCCAACAACCCCAAGGAGGAAGCACCGAACACGTCCGACACGCCGAACGTTACGGCAAGAGAGAACCTACACCCGCAGAGATCCCATGTCAACAACACCCGGGCTTGCTCCGCCACGCCCGGCATGATCTCCCCCTACGTAGATCTACCTCCGTATGTGGTAGATCTACCCACATGATCTAT